TATTCGATAAACTCCCAATAATCCTCAGCCAAAAGAATGGTGTTGATTGATGTGGGTGACTTGGTGATAGTACCAGGTGCAAAAGATTGTCGGAGTTTTGATGATGCGTTTGTTCCATTGGCATCAAGATTCGCCCAAATCGGCGGAATCACCTTTTTGTTCCACCATTCAACGATGATCTGCTGAAGTAGTGAACCTTGAGATGCATCCCCTAAATAAGTATCAAGTGCATCGGGTAATTTGGATAAATCTATTTGAGCCACATTGCAACGCTTAAAATAGTTAGGACTACACTCAGCATCTTGTAACTGATTAAAGTGCGTGAGATGGCTTTATTTCGCTTCACAAGGGCATTGTTGTCATCCTTCAGATATCCGATGTTTGTCTTTTGCTTGACGATGATGGAATCTTGCTCAGAAATAATGACGGAATCGGATTTCACAATTTTGCGAAGAATTGTGACTTGCCTTCTTGCAATTGCACCCTTTACCAAATAGTGGTTTGCTTCTTGGATTACACAAGTATCAATCAACACTTGTCCATTACTGGTCAAAGGAATGAGAAACAACAAGAACCACATTTTACAAAGTAGCACTTTTAGGCGATTGTTTTTCTTTGGTTTCAATGAGCTTGTCAAGATACCACTTCGCTTTGTACAAATCTTCAAGTCCATTTTTATCTTCGCACCTCCAAATGTATTTGATTATGTTACCGGTGCAAACTGCGATGATTCCTTTTTTATTGGTGGTTGCTGAATCAATCGCATCAATGCACTCAATTAATCCTTGTTTATAGTGTTTCGGGTTGACTGCATCCATCTCTTTACAAATATATCATATTCTTCTTCCAGTATAAACGAGTGACCACCGAGCATATAAACAATGCAATACTCGTGATAAGCACTCACTCCGACAATTTGTGCAGAATCAATTGCACCGTCTTCAACGATTTCAACGATGTCCGATTCTCCTTCGACCAAACCCATCCAATTGTCGTTCTTTTGCTCGTGAACAATTTGTACTTTTAAGATCATATTCGTTTGCGTTTTTTTAACCTTTAGATTGTTTTGTGAGTGTAGGCAATGACCTTGCGATGGTCTTCTTCACGAACTGGATTCATCACAAGCCAACGACCTCCGATTGGCTTTGGCGATGCACCTCTTTCGATGTGCCATCCCTTTGAACCATCTCCGTATTCTTCTTTATATGCCGATGTACGAATCATCAAGATGTCACGCAAATAGACAGTTCCCCTGATTGACAAGGTTTCAACCGTGTAAGTAAGCTCATAGTCCTCGTGAACGTGACCCATCCAAATGGCATCGGCATTCTCCACATTCACACTCATTCGATTGTGTTGAATTGTTCCACGAGTGACCGCACCACCACCACCGAATCCGTGCATATACTTCATTGTATACATACAACTTTTGCCGTATTGCTCAAAGGTGTACCGAATCCATCCACCATACCCACCCACTTGAATATCACTTCCCGTTTTGTAGTTTAACAAAGTGACAAACCTTTCAATGATGTCGGTTTCTTGGCGTTTGAGAATGTTAGTTTCGTGGTTGCCATATCCAATCAGCTTAATGTTGTGAGCATAGGGCGTGAACCATTCGACCGCAGTTTCAATAATGGCATCAAAGTAGTTTGCAACATTGTGTTCAGGTCGGATGTCTGACTTGCTCTTTCGTGGATCATACGCACCTTGCATCAAACAAAATAAATCACCGTTGATTAAGATGTCATTGTTCCCAGCGAGTGCCAAATCAAGATGTCGTTTTAGAGTTACCCGGTCACACTTTGGATTGTCCCAATGCAAATCTGAAATCAATAGAACCTTCGTTTCTTCAAAGGGCTTGTCAATTTTGAGAACATTGTTTTTCTTCATAGAGTTGTGTCAAGTGTACGATGTATCTCAATTGCTTGTTTCAGACCTTCTGACGAACTTTTGAAGGTATCAAGGTAGATTGTATCCAAGTGGTTGAGATATTTGATTAGAACGCTTCGTTTGATTTTTTCCCTTTCCACAATTCTTTCGTGCAATTCTACCTTCAATAGTGTTTTTGGCTTTGGATGTTCTTCAAAATTGAACATCGCCCACACAACACTACACAGGTACAACGCAACTATTAGTGAGATAAGGAGTGAGAACTTGGAAGTTGATTGCATATCCAGCAAGTATGTCAGTTTTTGAATCATAGAATGGTGATGCGTTTCCGTTTATGCTCAACTCAAAGTCACCATCGGATTGATTGTTGTTGTCTACCAAAGCAAAGATGTCTGCCATAATTTGTGCCGTATCCGAAAGAACTTCAATTGTATTGGACTCAGATTCAAACACACGATCCATCACAATCAATGCAAAGTTGTAGGTCATCAACTTACCTGCTGATTGCAAATTAAATCCATCAGGATACAACCACACCAATGGGTAATACTCAACATTCTCCACCGTCAAATTAGATTGCTGACCAACCCCAAACTTGCCGACCATCTTATGGCTTTCGGCTGCGGTCTGAATCTTTTTGATTATTTGGTTTAATGTCATTTTTTAGGAATTTGAGAAGTTTGGCTTCGTTGTTTTTTTGCCACTTATTTGTCCTCGTGGGGGAAGTCGTAGTTGAAGAAACAATCGTCATATCTTAGTGGTAAATAAATGCCTCCGCTGAATGCAGTTGATTTCGGTCTGATGGTGTCAATCGTGTTGCCGGGATTCAAGAACAATGGATAATCATTTGTATTGGTACGCAAGTAATCACGCAACCTATTTGCATAGTATTCCGCTTTGTCACGGTATCTGCCTTCAATCAATGTCATTTCCTCAACCGATACTGCACGAGCATTGTCCGATTCACGAGATGCAACCGATTTATTCATCAACTTGAAGGTCATTGGCAACATCGCCTCAGTCAAAGTGTAATACTTCAAACAAGGTGCGATGTATGAATCCAAAAGGGTTGTGTTCAAAGCGGTCAGAGTTCCGGCAAATGCTTGTGTCTGCAACTGGTTGTAAATACCCGAACCAATCACATCACGGATGTAAATCTCTTGAGCTTCTTTGATTGCTGACTTCAGCAACTTGTCATCCACATTCTCATTCAAAGGACTGTTGTCTTTCAAATAAGTTGTTGATATGAAATATACAAAGTTCGTCATTTCTTAATTCTCCTTAATAATTGTTGTTGCCAAATGTGACGGCATTGTGGGACATTCACATCTCTCACCGGATCGTGATACCATCCACCTCGTCTGCTCCAAACATCAATACCCGTTTGAGCCGACATCGCATCAATATCCGCACGAGAATACACCCGATTGCTTTGTACAATTTGACGGCAGAAATCACGAGAACCGGGGATAATTAGTCCACCTGATATTCCTGGTGCAACTGCGTATTTGTAACGAACCACGATTTCGGTTTGCAACTGACTGATTTCTTCCAATCCTTTTGATGTTACTTCAAGACCTTGATTGTATCCTTTGATTAACTTGGCATCGTTCAATTTTGCAATGGTATCAACCACCACTTGTGGATCAAGTTTGGTGATGTTTACAATATCACCTATCTGTAAACCTTTGTTTTCCTTCAGCACATTCAAGATGGCTGATTCAATCGCAGATGCGAAGTCAAACTTCATCGGTTCAAAGTTGTCGGCAGATTCACCATACTTCATAAAAACCGCCAAGTCACGCTCGTCATCCCATCCAAAAGGATTTTGTGATGACATCGCAACGGGTGTTTTCTCAATCTCTTCAAATCCCAATTCCTTCCGTGCTTCGTCCTGCGTTAAAAGTCCAGCAGTAAACAAGGCAACATAATCAACTCCGATTGGTGGTTTGTTAATTGTTTCCAAGCGAACTGGAGAGATGAACTCAAACAAATAAGTCAAAGTATCATCAATCTTTTGTTGTCTTGGTTCGATGTATGACTGTTGGAACATCTCATAAGCTTCAATCATCTCGCTACGACCACCCAATTGACCTTCCACACGCACTCCAAACAACATCGGAGAGTTTACCTTGTGTGCAACAAATATCTCTTGTTGTACCGTCTTATTTAATAAGTCAAATTGCTTATCAAAGTCAGACGGTTGCAAGTTTGAAATGATTGATTCCTTTTCTTGTGGATCGTTGTATTGGATGATAAGTCCACCGGCATTGTCCGTGCCTTGATAATTCTCTTTGAATCGTCTTGCAGTTGCACGAGCTTCTTCAGGTGTTGGGATTCCCTTGAATAACTGGATGTGTGTTTGTGCGGTGAATCCGTTTTTGATTGAGTTCAAATAGTAGTTTGAAATCTCGGTGTCAACCTCAATATATTTTAATGCACCAACATAATCAGGCAAAGGATATTCACCTTGACCGGGTCGGTAGAATTGGCAATAATAAAGTGACTTTGATTCCCGTGTGGTTATGTTGAATGGCTGATAATGAACTTGCTCCGCCTTGCGGTCAGTCCAATCCTCGCAATACACATAATCTCCCTCAAGTCCTTTGCGGATATTCTTGAAAGGGATGTGGTATATTTCAGCAATTGCCGTCTTTGCTTTGTTCCAAATTATCTCCAAGCAATAACCATTGAACAACTCAAGGTCATAAGCAATCTTGTTTTTAACTTGGTTAAGTGTTTCGTAGGCATTAATCGCTTGAATCTTTGCTTCGGCTTTTGCGATGTCAACGGTGTTTTGTCCGATTACCTTTGTTCCAACTCCGGCAACATACGATGCTTTGGATGAAACGATGGCATTGTGCTTGGGTGACTTATTGAATAACTCAATTAAAAAATCGGGATACAAGTTGTCAGCACCAAAAGTCACATATCCTTTCGCCTTGTTTTCCTTGAAAACGGGAAGGACATTGTCGTGAAAGTTGATTCTTTGGAAGATCATTGAAAGTAAATAGCAACTTAAAGTGATTGCAACATACTAATCAAATCGGGGTGGGGATAAACATCAATTTTATCTGCACGAACTGAGTTGTGCGTGAACACTCCGTTCTTGCCTGACAAAGCTCTTTTTGTCACCGACCAAATATCCTCGTGATAAGTTAGATCAATGCCGTATTTGTCACGCCACAACAACAACAATTCTTTAACTGATGAGATTTGTTCTTTTGTGTAGTTCTCAAAATAGGTGTATCCCTTGAATGGCTTATCCAGTTTGCAGACATCTTTCACCTCTTTGCCTACATAATTGATGAACTTGCCGTTCTTCTCTACCAAGTATCCCCAATTGCAAATCTCAATCCCAATGGATGTCTTGTCAAGTTTGGTGAATGGCACTCCTTGAAAGTGTGATAATTTGAGTCCTAAATGATACGCCCAATGTTTAGACGAGAACCCTTGCACAATTTCACCCGTGCGACTTATCGCAATGCAGGTTGCGATGTTTATTGGATCAGCATCCCAAAACTTAAAGGTTGCAACTGCATCACCACCACCAGCAGTATGATGCAAGTAGATTTGTGACTTCGGACATTCTTCTTGATAGAATCCGTTGAACTTAACTTGTTTCATCGGTGAAGAAGTTTGTGATGAACTTTCCAACTCCACCCGCAATGCCGATGATCAACATCAACTTTGGATTGTCAAGGTTCAAACCAGCAACAAACAATGATGCACCGGCAATGGAATCACCAAGCACTCTGAATCGTTTTGGCGTAGGTTCAAAATAACCTTTCAACCTTGTCCTTTTTTTGGTTTGCACGATTTGTGTTTGTTGATGTGCTTGGTATGTCTGCGGAGCTTATTCTTTGGCTTTGCTCTGAAGGTGCTGATATTATTTGCCTTTGCCATCTATCGCATCAATTTTCTTTGCGTAGTAACGAATCGCAAACAACCCCGAAACAATACCAACAATAGCCAAAATAAGTGCAAAGACAGGTTGCCAAGTATTCGCAAAGTGCAGGACTGCCGAACTGCCTGAGATAGCCGTTGCAATGGCTGCCGTTGTATCATTGTCAAAGTGTTTCACTTACAAAGTAATTATCTCAACTTGTGTAGGATAGATTGCATTTAACGCAGAGTAAACCGCATTAATTAACAATGTTTCCGCTGCCAATGTTTCGTAATCCGCAACACTCAACTCAAGTCCTGAGAAAGTAGTGTTAAAATCTTGAATCCCTTGAATCGGGGCTTTGCCTTCTGCCAATGCTTGAACACTTGCAAATACAAATGTTGCGATTTGGGCGGGGATGATTCCGTCTTTTTGACTTTTTACATCGGCGTAACCTTCTGCGATTACTACTACTGAACCCGATGGGATTGATAAACCGCTTGTTAGGTTTACGCTTGTATTCAATTTGATTGCTTTCATATATTTACAAAATTAGAATTTTTACATTGTGGTATGAGAAACTTTGCGCCATGCTGTACCATCGTAAAAACAAGGACACGCCAAGGTTGTATTGTAAACTTCCAAACCATTTGCGGGTGAAGCAATGGCATTGATTTGAGTTGTGGTCATTCGAGGCATTAGGAATCCACGAGTTGTTGAGTTTATTTGCACTAATGCACTTGCATCACTAACCGCAC